GCCCGTGCTATGTTCATGATGGATCCAACTCCTATGAACCGCAGATTATTAGAGTCATTCCTTCAAGAAGGTCGTTAATGTCAATAGTAGATCCTCTGGTATCTTCTTGGAACAAGTATAAATATACGAGTTTATTTGACATAGATACACGAACAAGTAATTTATCTACCCTTGTAGATCAACAATTATCTGGACTTGATCCTGCCACAATACAAAATTATAATTCACTTTTATCAAAGTTTCCTAATCAAAGCAAAGATTACCTTCTTAGCGCTGCTAAAATTGGTTTAAATGCATCATCTAAAGATATTGAAAAACTATCAGCAAACGATGGTATCAATCAATTAAAGCAAGATTTAATTAACGTTGATAGCATTAAAAGTGAGGCTGAAAAGAATAAAGGTTTTAGACAGGGTATTTATAGCGTCTTAAAAGGTGTTACTCGTGTTGGATTTGCTACATTACAATCACCTTATCAGTATGTCTCTAACGTAGGTAGAAATATCTACGCCAAGGCTAAAGGCGAAAGTAGTACAGCACAGTTATTTAATAGTATTCCTTTAGGTCAAATTATTGGACAAGAAACTAATCTAGGACAACTTTTACGTGCAACTGCTGGTGCAGTTACTGGTAAAGGTCCAATTGATACTGGTTCTGGATTCTTTGTTGCTCCTGAGAGCAAGGTAGGCGCTGCACAGGCTAAGGCTATGTCCGCTTATGGACGTGTTAATGGTAAATCATTTACTATAGGCCGTGCATCTATGAATGTTTTAGGCGCTGATCCAAACGGTACTCCTTATCGTGTAATGTCAGGTATCATTGACAGCGTATATGCTATCGCTACAGACCCATCTCTATGGGTTGGTCCTGGTTCTGTAACTAAAATTATCCAAGGTGGTAAAGAATTACAGAAAGCCAAAACTGCTGCTCAAGCAGTTCTTGATGAAGTGGATGCTGCAAAAGCAGCAGATATTAAGAATTTAAGTAAGCAAGAGAAACAATTAATTAAAGAACGTGTAGGTAGTGAAAAGAAAGTACGTCGTACTTTAGATAACTCTTACATGAAGGCTGAAAGAGAATTAACTAAGACTCAACAGTCTAAGAGTAATGCTATAATCAAGAAATTAGAGAAAGCATTAACTGTTGGATTCTCTCGTGGTACAAGAGTAGAGGGTGACCCAGAGGTTGTCGCTGCTATTGCAGATGGAAGTATTGGCGATTTCGTAACTGCTGAACTTGCTGCAAAGAAACCACAAGGTGTTATTGATTCTATTGCTCAATTAGAAGCAGATCAAATTAACACAGGCGAAGCATTCGTTGGTATCTTTACTGAAGACCTTCCTAAACCTGGAAAGTTACAATTCGGTGCATATACGGACAAAGAGTACATTCTTACTGGTTCAAGTAAAGAGCCTCTAGATGTATATGACATATCTAAGACCTATAAAGGCGCAACTCAAGACGAGATAATTGAAGAGTCTGCTAGACGTGCTAATTTTTGGGATGAATTACAAGGTGAACTTCGTAATCCTAATATTAGTGATGATTTAAGAAGATCATTAAATGCTTATGTTACAAAAGGCGCTAATGGTAAACTTGGGCCTAAAGCATCTATGGATGATATTCTTTCTAATGCTGGAGCCGAGAGTGTCGCTACTCTTATGGCTAGAGCACTTGCAAGTAAAAATGAAGAATTAATAATAACTGTATCTAACGCTATTGAAAATAGTTGGGTAGCAGATGCTTATAGTAACGTCCGTGCTATTAATGGTGGTATGGGTGGAGTTGTAATCAAGAATGGTGAAAAGGTCGGAGCACGCAGAGTAGGTGTTACTGACACTATTACATCATTAACTGGTGATGCAGCCATGGGTACTAAACTAGGTGCTAAATTAGTTGAATCTATTAAGAGTGCTCAAGATGAAATTTTAGAGGCAAACGCCGCTTTAGAAAGTGCCAAAGCAGCACGTGCTGGCGTTGATGGTAAGTTAAAAGAAATTGAAGTATTACGTGACTACGCTGCACAAGATCCAGAGTTAGTTGCTCAAATACTAAATGACCCTGAGAACATTGGTATTGCCAAACTCATGGGTCTTGAAATGGACATTGCAGATACTCAGTATCTAAAAGAGTTCTATAGATCTGAAGTTGGGTTAGTTGATGGCTTTGGTGGCGGAGTAAAAGGTGATTTAAATAAGGCTGCTACCTACTTGCTAGGAAAACGCTTTGCTCAAGTAGCAGAGGTTGTAGCAAAAGAGAAAGATTTCTCTCGCCTACATAGATTGTTTGGCCGTAAATTAGATGCTGAAATGACCAAAGAATTGATCGATGCAACTACAAGTGATGAAGTAATATCTATATTCTTAAAGCACTTAGCAGCACCTACATCTGATCCAAAGATATTTCGCTCTTTAGCCCTTAAGGGAGAAGCAGCAAAATTAGCCAATAGTCCTGTATTCAAAGTTGTGCCGTCTATTGCTACTAAAGCAATTACTCAGGTTGAAAAAATTGAAAGAGGATTTGGTCGTTACTTTACCCAATCTATAGTATTACCTCTTGATGATATTGATAGACTTGTAAATGGTATGGAAGACTGGATGTCTTCTGCTGGTATTCCAGAAGAAATTATATCAACTACTATTAATAGAATTGTTGCTGCACCTTCCGTAAGAGAACGTTCTGGTATCGTATTTCAAGAGATTGAAAATGCTCAGACTGCAATAGCAAATAAACTTGTACCTAGAGATCAGGCTCTTGTTGATGCTGTGCGTGATGCATTCCGTGCTACTGGTAGAGAAAATGCTATTATTAAGCAATACACTCCCGAGAAACTGGCTAAGGGTGAACTACCATCTCTGGATGGTGTTTTAATAAACGGACAGACAACTACTCACACCTTTGCTGGTGACCAGGCTATATTTGAATATCAATTTCTAGATGATGTAATTAGATTACCTGATACTAGAGACATTAAGAAACTTATAAGTAAGTACCAAGATCAAAAGGTTAAATATGGCACTAAGCGTGCTTTAGATGTATTTAGTACTGAGATTGGTGATCGTTGGAGAACCGCTCAACTAGCATTCCGTGTTGCGTATATTATGCGAAACATTGGCGAAATGCAGTTCCGTCAATACTTCTCTGGCCATGAATCATTATTTAACCACCCACTTAATTACATAGCCATGATTGCTGGTAATCCAGACGGTGGCAAAGTTAGACAATTGTTAGGTAAAATGGCTAAGTATGGTAATGATGTTAATGGTAATAAACTTATAGGTAAAGATGCGCAAATGAACGCATCAATATCTGAGGCTGTAGAAGAAAACTTTAATTTCCTTGCTAGAAACTATAACTCAGGTGATCCAAGATTTGCATTCGTAGGTAAAATCTATGAAGCAGTTGGTACTGAAAGCGATAAATACCACATTGGTTTATCAAATACTTTGATTCGTGCTTACTCCGATAGACTTATACCGCTAGTTGCTAACTATGCTGGTGGTCCGGAAGATGATTTAGTTCGTCTTTTGATCGAAGGTAAGGGTGAGAAGTTTGCTGGCATACTAGAAGATTTAGTAAATGGTGGCAGAAACGGTGTTGCATCAGGCGACTTTGCTGCTCTCTTTTTAAGAGACCAGAAGAAAGTAAACGGAAAGTATAATCTTTCTCCTGATAACATGATTGCGGAAAACGTAAAGACTTACTTATTTGATGCTGAATCTACAGGCTCTGTAGCACGTTATGTTAATAACGTAATTGGAACTGGCGCTAAATCGGTAGAGATGCGTAGACTTCTTGCTGATGGTCAAGTTATTGTAAATGGTAAGAAAATTGAGATTCCTTCTTACAAGAAGGCTGGAAACATTAATGACTTTGCTGACGAAGACGGTGCATTTAAGACTCTTGTAGCCCGTAACTTCCCTAAGGAAGATATGACTGGCTCTACAGTTATTCATGTACGTGATAAAAGATTTGGTCCTCAAGACACTAAGTACCTAGATACCGCTGTATCTTGGTTCTTTGATATTTCAACTAAGGTAGAAAACGTAGTTAACTTCTCCCCTGAGTTCCGTATGTCATATTGGGACTATGTAGGCCGTTATGTAGGCATGATGAATGACTCTGACTTAAACTCTTTGTTAGTTAATGCTCGTAAATCATTGGCACCTTTAACTGCAAACGGAAAGAATATAAGCCTTCGTCGTCACCCATCATTACGTGCCATTAATAAAGAAATTGCTGCTCGTAAAAATGGCAAGTCAGTTAAAGATGGAATTAACCTAGAGACTATAAACTCTATGGCTACTAGACAAGCATCTAAGTATACTAAAGATTTGTTCTACGATGCATCTAAACAACGCCAATATGCCAATGCTATGAGAATCATATTCCCATTCGCACAGGCACAGTTCAATACTATGTACAAGTGGAGTCAACTCCTAAAGGATAATCCTGTACAGTTCTATAAACTAGGCCGTGCTTATAATGCATTAACTCAACCAGGTTCTAGTGCAATCTATGATTTAACTGGAACTAAATATGATGAGAACCAAGGTTTCTTTTACAAAGATGAATTTGGTGAGACTCGTTTCCGTTACCCATTAGCAGGTAGCATTATTGGTGCTATGGCTGGCAAGAATCTTGATACAGCACAGGCGCTTCAAATTACTGCACCTGTTCAGTCATTAAACTTAGTATTTGGTGCAGTCAATCCAGCAATTCCTGGCATTGGCCCTATGGGACAGATCATTTATGCAGCAAGTGGTAAGTCTAAAGCATTTGGTCCTGAGTGGGATGCTATGCGTCAAATCATATTTCCGTTTGGCGAACCAAGTGGTCTTGATGACTTATTACTTCCAGCGTGGCTTAAGAAATCATTCTTCCTTGCTATCAACAATGATACTCAAGTAGAGCGTGGTGTAAAAGACTGGGCTTCTTATCTAGCATCTACTGGTAAGTATGGAGAAAATCCACTAGCAAATGATGCTGAACGTAATCAAATATTTAATGATGCTCGTGGCTTGTCTCGTTGGACAGGTCTATTTACTGCATTCTTCCAGTCAATTGCTCCTGCAACTCCTTCTCAAGAGGTGTTCGCTAAGGACAAGAACGGTGCTTTAAGAACTCAAAGTTTCTTATACAGCGCTTATGACCAGATAAGTAAAAAACATCCTGGTGATTACTTTGCTGCTGTTGGTGAATTTTCTGACACATTTGGTATTAAGAACCTATTAGCAGTTCTTGCAGGTTCCACACGAAGTGTTCGTGGTACTGGAGATGCTTGGTCATTCTTGAATAAGAATCCAGATGTTGCAGATAAGTATGCTACAAAGGCTGGAGACATCGTTCCTTACTTCTTCCCTGGTGGAGAAGCAGCAACTGCCTATTATAACTGGCAGAAGGCTACAGGTCGTCGTCGTACTCTACGCCCTGAAGAATTAGAACAATACGCTGAAAACATTGTTTACCAAATGGCTAAATCTCAGATATCTGAAGAACAAGCAGCCATGGGTTATAGTGATGTTTGGTATACTCAAGAAGTAATAAAACTAAATGACCAATTTGGTGGAAATGCTCCTGTTATGGCAGTTGATATTGGTTCAGCAGAAGAGAAGATAGCAAATGTTGGTAAAGCATTAGCAGAGCCATCATTCCAAGAGTCTCCTATCTATAAAGAAACTGCTCAATTCTATGCAGCATATAAAGATTTAGAGAAGTATCTTCAAGAAGTTAGAACTACTGCTGCTCCTCAAATGGGTGCAGGATTCTGGCTTGCTAAAGAAGAGGCTAAAAAGTTAGATCTTTTAGCAACGCAATTAATGATTAATAACCCAGCATTTGCTCGTATGTACTACGGGGTGTTTGCTTCAAAACTGAAGGTTGAGGAATAAATTGGCAGAAGTAAAAGGACCACAGTATTTATCAGATGCTGCTAAACTTGCTCAAGTTCAAGCAAAAGATTCATTTGAGTTAAAGTCACAAGTTTATACTAATCCTGCTGCTTATTCTTATGCCATAGGTAACTACCTATTAAACTGGCGTAATGAAGAAAGTCCAGTACCTGGCTTTGTCAATAAATTAGATTACATCCAAGCATTACTACGTGGAACTGGTATATCTAAAGATACTACTCCTAGAGGAATTATCGGAAACGATGACACTAAGGCTCTACAAGAAGTATCTAGAATATCTCTTCAGAACGGCATTCCTTTCCTTGATACCCTAAAGGAACTATATTCTACTAGAAACGTAAATACTGTTAAGTTTAGCAAGAGTATTGCTACCTCTATTAAGTTGCTAGACGATACAGATGCTAAGTCTCAACTATCTAATGCATACTTCCAGGCTTATGGAGAATTTCCACCTGAGAATGTAATAACTGAATTTAAGAACCTACGTAATATTGAGGCTAAGAAACAACAAGCCAAGAGCGTAACTACTATGACCACCCAAGGTGATGTCACTAGTACAAAGACTACTACTTTTGATGAAGGATTTACCAAAGAGGAACAACAACAGTTCCTTGCTAACTACCTTGTCAAGAACTTTGATGTTGCCACAAGTGATGGTCTCGGTGGTCAGGCTAAGTCATTGTATGACCAAATCGTTGGCGTACATAGGAATAATCTATTAACTGAACCAGACCTACCTGCAGTTGCTGGAGTTATCAAGAATGTTCTTAGCGCTTCAGACGACAAGGTTGCAAGTGAAATATTAAATCAATACTTTGGTCAACAGAGAAGAATTGCTTCTACTAAATTCCTAGGTATTCAAAATAACCTTATTGGTGGTGACGATGTTATGACCTACGTCAAGCCAATGCAAGATGGTCTCATGAAGACCTTTGGTCGTAATGTTGCCGCTGATGATAAATTAATTGTTAGCGCTTTAAACTTCAAAGATGATAAGGGAAATTATCGCCCTATGAACGACTTAGAATTAGATAACCTGGTAATGAGTGATCCTCGTTTTGCTACTAGCCCTATGGCTATTCAAAGAGGTACTTCTCTAGCCGAAAAACTAGCCAAGGAATTAGGTAGATAATGGCAACTCCTAAGAAACCCGCAAATACTAATGAACGTGAAAACAGAGTAAGTGCTGCACCAACACAAACTATTAATCTTTATGGTAGCCCTGCATCTATTGCAGCAGCCAAGTCCGTAGTAACTCCAAAGTCTAGTACAAAACCTTCTGGTTCTAAAATACCTGCACCTAAATCACGTGAACAAATGGCAGCAGATGCTCAAGCAATATTAGATCAATTAGCAGCAGCAGGTAAAAGAATAGATGCTCTTGCTGGAGCACAAGGTGGTACTAGTAAAACATTAGTTAGCCGTATAGCCAAGTATGATTCAAAAGGTAAAGTAATTGGATACGATTTAATCTATAGTGATGGGTCTACTGGCTTTGAGCCAAATCCTTCCTATGGTCAAGAAGAAGAGACTGTAGTAGGTACTACCGATGTACAGGTTATTAAGGCTATGCTTCTTGGTAGAGGATTTCCTTCTAGCCTAGTAGATAGTTCTGTTACATTCCTAACTGATTTATTAAAAGATGGCATAGATGCAGATTCTGCTATTGATATCTATTTAAACACTAAGACTTATACAACCAAAAAGGGAACTGTATTGAGTTCTCCATTCTACTCATCTTATGGTTTTTACAACGATGCTTTGGCAGATAATGCTAAGTATAGTGCATCTGAATTGTTTAACGCTGTTGAGGGATATAAGGGCGTAAGGGATAAGTACGGAGTTAGCGATAAATTCGTTAGCCAAGAGTATATTCAAAAGTATTTAAAAAATAGACGAAGTGTTGCTGATTTAGATATGCTTGCTAATACTGCTCGTTTAAAGGCTATCTCTGCAGATCCTGCAATTGTTGATACTCTACAAAAACTTAACTTTATTAGCGGTGCTCAGGATCTTACAGATTTCTATATGGATGCAAATGTTGGTACTGAGAAAATGAAACAGAATATCAATACAGCAGCCTTTGCAATAGAGGCAGTTCGTAGAGCCAACCCTGCTTTGGGAGTAGAATTTAATAAGGCAACTGCTGAACAGTATGGTGCTGCATTAACTGCACAAAATCTTTCTGAAGCAGATGTAACTGCATTAGCCTCTAAGGGTTATGAAACCATTGCAGGAACACTAGAGCCTATGACTAAGTATGCTGGTATTTTTGAACGTGCTCGTGGTGCTACCAAGCAAAGCATTCAGGCAGAACTTGAGGCAGAACAGTTTAAAGGACTTGAATCAGAACGGCGTAAGAGACTTGCTGAATTGGCTGCTAGAAGTTTCCAAGGTCAGGCAGGAACGACTTCTCAAAGCCTAAGTACTGGAAGTACATTAGGAGCAATCTAACTAGAATCCCGACATGGATCCATCGGCCCCATGCGGCGTATTAGACCGATAGTACGAGCCAATATGAATGCCCCTATCCATATTGAGGCGTACGCCAACTACTAAGAAAAGGGAGAGGTTGCTATGAGCAACAACCGCGAAAACTACTGGGATGAAAATGAAGAGGAAGATGATGTCGATATGGCAACATTTGATTCTGATACAGACCTTGTAAAGAAACTACGCAAAGCCTTAAAGGTGGAGCAAAGACGAAGCAAGGAACTGGAGTCCTCCCTAGGAGAACTCACCAAGTCCCAAAGAGAGCGGGTTTTGAAGGATGTATTTGCATCCCGTGGCGTAAACCCAAAGGTTGCCACATTCATACCAAATGACTTAGATGCTTCTGAGGAAGCGATCTCAGGTTGGTTAGAGCAGAATGCTGATGTATTCGGTATTCAACTACAACCAAAGAAAGAGATAGATTCTAAGGATGTCGCATCTCTGCGACAAATGGATAATGTAACAACTGGGGCTTTATCCCCCGACAAAGCAGAAGACATGAGCATAAGAATTCAGTCTGCTGAATCTGCCGAAGATATTCTAAACCTAATCTACGGTTCAAAATCGTAGTAATTTCAAACTAACCGAAAGGATCTGCTTAAATGCCAGATTTATATACCTCGGCCGCCTTGCCTTCAGGGCAAGCAGGCACAGTGGTCGGTGCTAACCTTGTAACACAGGCGTATGACCGTCTCGTAGAGTTCGCTCTTCGTTCCGTACCGTCATTCCGTGCTGTGGCTGATAAGAAGCCTGTATCACAGACCCACGCTGGTTCAAGCGTACTGTTCCAAGTTTACAACGACTTGGCAGTTAAGACATCTACACTAACTGAAACCAGTGACGTAGATGCAGTAGCAGTACCTGCTACAACAACTGTTGCTGTTACTCTAAATGAGTACGGTAACTCAATCATTTCAACTCGCAAGTTGGACCTATTCAGCCTTGCTGATGTAGAGCCAGCACTTGCTAACATCGTTGCTTACAACATGAACGATTCTCTAGATCTAGTTGTCCGTGCAGTTCTTGCTGGCGGAACACAAGTTATCCGTGAGATCGCAGGAGCAATTTCAACTGCTGCTGTTACTGGTGTATCTGCAACTGATACTCTTAAGGCAAAAGACATCCGTTACGTAGTAGCGAAGATGCGTGCAGCAAACGTAGTTCCACGTCGTGGAAGCCTATTTGCTTCATACATCCACCCAGAAGTTTCACACGATCTTCGTGCTGAGACTGGAACTGCTTCATGGCGTCAACCTGCAGAGTACGTAAATCCAGCAGGTATTTATGCTGGTGAGATTGGAACTTTTGAAGGCGTTGCTTTCATCGAGTCTCCACGTCTACCTAACTCACAGGCTGGTGCAGGTTCAGGCACAACTCAGACTCGCGTCTACGACACATTTATCATGGGTCAACAGGCACTTGCTGAGGCTGTTGCTGAAGAGCCACACACAGTTATCGGTCCAGTTACAGACAAGTTAATGCGTCTACGTCCAATCGGATGGTACGGCGTACTTGGATGGAACCTATACCGTTCAGAGGCACTATATCGTATTCAGACAGCATCGTCTGTACGACCAGCAGCCTAGTCTAAGTAATTAGATAGGTGGGGCTAAGGGAAACTTTAGCCCTATCTGTAAAATTATTAAGGAGAAAAATGGCATTTTATTTCTTACCACCAACTGTTGAAGAAGGTCCTGCGGGATACAACAGGCTGCACATACGCTACAAGTTAACCCGTGGAATTACCGTTATTAAAGAAAACGGTGTATATCGTCAGGCTAGATATCCATATATTGAAGAGTTACAAAATGCCGAAGCCTATTATTTAGGTGGACATAAATATGAAGTTTCCTCTGCTGAAAAGGCGAGTTTGGAAGCAGCAGGGTATACTGTAATAACTGAATAACAGGGGAACAATGTCACTACATAGACAAAGAACACATCCAGTAGAAGTTGAAGGATGTTTTGGTTGCAAGATTTCCGCTTTACAATTGAGTCCTGGTGAGGCTTCAACACGCACCACGATGTCAACCAAGAAGTGGGATGGGGAGTTACAGGCTTACCGTGATGCGAGAGCACAGGGTATACAACCTGCATCTACTCAAATGAAAGACATCAAGGCAGCAGTTGCTGCATCAAATTACTTCGGCAAAGCATTCAAAGCCGACGAACCAGGAAGAGGAATAATCTAATGCCAAAAGTAGGAAAAAAAGAATACGCATACACCGCTAAGGGTATGGCCATGGCCAAAAAAGATGCTAAGAAGACTGGCAAGAAAATGGTTATGAAGAAGGCTGTTATGAAGAAAATGGGAAAGAAGAAGTAATGAACAAGCCTCGCTCATCTGGAGACGATAAGTCTCGTCAAAATCTTAGTTTTAGATCATCTGCTGCTGGCTCCATTAGCATTCAATCACCAAAAAAGAAGTTACCGGCGCCAAAAACTCAAATATCTGGCATCGGGTCACCAAAAAAATCTAAACCAACGCCAAAACCTAAAAAAGATAGTAAATATAACGATAATTTTATTAATAGGTTTTTAGAGGACTGGAGTAAACCTCTTGGTTTCTATCCAGAGGGTGACATATATCCATACGGTTCTCTAACTGGTAGAGGACGTTAATACTACATGAAAACTAAAAAGGCCGTAAAGGCCAATCCTGGTCTCAAAAGGGTCTCAGGGGTAAAGAAGGGTAAGTAAATGGCTGATAAATCTTTTAATAAGTTACCAAAGACCAATATGCCTGTAACTCCAAAAACTTCAAAGTTTGGTAAGACACCTATGCCTCCTGCTACTACTAAAGGATTACCTAGGTCAGGTAGAGTTAATATGAACAGAATGTCTTCTGATGACAAGTCTCGTCAGAATCCAAGTTTTAGATCATCTATTGCTGGATATGTTAAGAATGTCGGCAAAGAAGCAAAAGACTTTGGTAAAGCATATAAGGCAACAGGCGAGATGTCTAATAAATCTGGACCTGGTACTGATTCTGCAGCAAATAGACTACGCAAGAAACAAGACCAAGAAATGGGTCAATTCTTCGGAGCATTATTTCAAGGTCGTAGATACAGATAATGTCATCGGGACAGCGTAAGAGACATGATGGATTTAACAAGTCTCTAATCAAGGATGGTATGATTGTTATCATGCGAAAAGACGGAAGCGTCAAACTTCGTAAAGACATAAAAACAGGGGAAATAATAAATGGGACAAAAGCAAGAAACGGTATCTCTAGCCTGGTGCGATAACGGAAATGTAGACGGATTATTCATGCTTGGGGTAACCGATGTGTTACTCCAATCAGGAATTAAATTTGTATCTACAATCCGTAGTCAAGGCAATCAAATTGCTAGGCAACGAGATAGATTAATTAACCATTGGTACGATTCCAATAAAGCAGATTGGCTACTCTGGGTAGACTCAGATGTAGTAATTAGTCCTGAAACATTTAGATTGCTTTGGGCCAATAAAGATAGATTAGCAAGGCCCATGATTACTGGAGTTTACTTTACTTCAGATAATCCTGAAGAGCCTCTAATGATTCCGCTTCCAACTCTCTTCATGTTTGAGGATGATAAGGAAACTGATAGGTTAATCTCTAAGAGAATACATCCACTACCTGAGAATAAGTTAATGAAGGTAGATGCAGCAGGTATGGGATTCATACTAATGCATAGAGATGTAGTTACTAGAGTTAAAGAAAAAATGGGAGATGTCAGACTATTTGCCGAAATGGGCAAAGGCGATAGTTTCCTAGGTGAAGATATTTACTTCTTCGCATTATGTCATCAAGTGGGTGTACCACTTTGGTGTCATACAGGAGCACTTGCTCCACATATGAAACGATTCTCATTTGATGTAAATTACTACAGAGCAATATTCGGGGGTAAGAAAAATGGCAACGACACCAGCGTGGCAGAGGAAAGCGGGAAAGAATCCTAAAGGCGGTTTAAACGCCAGAGGAAGGGCTTCTGCTAAGGCACAGGGTATGAACCTAAAGCCTCCTGTAAAGGCTGCACAAGCCAAGAAATCACCTAAGTCTGCAGCAAGACGTAAATCTTTCTGTAGTCGTATGTGCGGTATGAAGTCTAAACTGACTTCTGCTAAAACAGCACGAGATCCAAACTCTAGAATTAACAAGTCGCTTCGGGCTTGGGATTGTAACTGCCGATGAAAAAGAAAACTAAATCTAAAGTTAATGCTGCTGGTAACTATACTAAGCCTGGCATGAGAGCATCATTATTTAAAAAGATTAAGGCTGGTTCTAAGGGTGGAGACCCAGGAGAGTGGTC